GCGACCGGAAGTCAGGGGCGTGTACCGCGAGATTGAAATAGCACGCGATGCGCTCTCACGAATTTTGGATGATGCGGACGGCAAAAATGCTTGAAACCCAAGCCGACATCCTGCGCGGCCAGATCGAAGCGCTGTTGCGGGAATATCCCGACCTCGCCGACGACGACATTCTGCGCGCCGACATGCTGGAAGGCGAGACCGACATTCGCGAGATTGTCACCAGCATCAACCGCATGATTGAAGACGCCAAGGCGCTATGTGATGGCACCCAATTCCGGCTTGATGAACTTTCCGACCGCAAGGCTCGGTTCCGCAAGCGCGTCGATTTCGGCCGCGATCTCATTCGGAAGCTTCTGGAAGCCGCGCAGATCAGAAAGCTTGAATTGCCGGAAGTCACGGCGTCGCTGAAAAACAACCCTCCACAATTGATCGGCGATCCCGATCCCAATGAACTGCCCGACGAACTTGTGAAGGTCACGCGCGCGGCCGACCGCAAGAAAATCCGCGAGGCGCTGGAACAGGGCGACATCGTTCCTGGCTGCCTGCTCTCGAATGCACCGCCGTCGCTGCAATTGAAGGTGAAGTGATGGACGCGCAAGAAATCTTTGACCATCTGGCCGCGCCGTTTGCCCCGTCGTTTGTGTCGTGGCGTGTTGGTCCGACCAACGAAAAGCGCCGCAAGGAAGATGAGCCGTTGAAAGGTCAGGCGCTCGCCTACATCGATGCGCGCGCCGTGATGGATCGCCTCGATAGCGTCGTCGGTCCCGCTAACTGGATGTGTAATTACACGCCCGGCGTCGGCACGTCGATTGTCTGCAATATCGCGATCAGGTTTCCCGTCATGTTGAACGAACAGCAGATCGGGCACGAATGGGTGTGGAAGGGTGATGGCGCGGGACCGTCGGATATGGAAGCCGAAAAGGGCGCGCTCTCCGATGCGTTCAAGCGCGCTGGCGTGCGTTGGGGCATTGGTCGGTATTTGTACGATCTGCGCGCGCCGTGGGTCGTGCTCGAAATGCGCGGCAAGACCGCAATCATTCCACAGGACACTTACGCGAGGCTCGACAAGCTGCACGATGATTTCGCGCGCGGCCTCATGAAGAAAGAGACGGCATGACCGAACCGAAAGGCGCAATCTTCTTTTGGAAGGATGAACCCTACATCACCGGCTATCTGACCATCGGCAAAGATCAATATGAACTTGTCGGAGTGCGGCGCTCCGACATTCGCACTGATTTTACCGGCCGCAAAAAGGACGTGCCGGAAACGCAAGCGGAACTGTTCAATGAACGAAGCGGAGACAGCAACCCGGAACGCGATCAGTCTTGAAATCAAAAAAGACGGATTGCAACAGCGTCAATCCGGTGATTGGCAACTGCGCGTTACCGTGTCCGCGATCGACATGGATCAACGCTTGGCCACGGCGCCCATGGGAACGCGTTACGCGTGCGTCTTGGTGGAAGTGGACGACGATGAAAGCCCGGTCGATCACCATGCCATGGAGCGCGACAAGTGGCGCGATCTCGGACCGACTAGGCAAGCGGGCATGCGCTGCAAGGAACCGATGTTTTGGGCGTTCCTTGAGGAAGAATTGCATTTCGGCCGCGTCACCAATGAACAGCGCGCGGCGGAAGCCGTTCGCAATCATTGCGGCATCGCCTCGCGCAGCGAGCTAGGACTGCCCGGCAACTCACATGCGCGCGAGCTATGGCACGCGATGGACTTCGGCTTTCAAGCTTGGAAGGCGCGCGAAAATGGCTGACCCGTTCCGCGATCCCCGCCAGCACGACGACGAATATCTGAATTACATCCGGCAACAGCGGTGTTGCATCTGCGGCAAAACGCCGGTCGATGCCGCTCACCTGCGCGTCGGCTCGATCAACGATGGCAAGCGCGACACCGGCATGGCGGAAAAATCTTCCGACAAATGGGCGTTGCCGCTGTGCGCTCGACATCATCTACAACAGCACGCGATGAATGAGCGCGAGTTTTGGGCGAGCTACGGCATCGATCCGTTCGCCTTGGCGATGCAGTATCATGTAAGGCAACGCTAATGCCGCCGCTCGCATACCGCGTTTTGAAGCAATTAACGCTTCCGCTGCGCGAGCGGACATTCACGGACCGCTGCGGATTGCTGCCGCGACTATCGGAGACGCATTTTTTTGACATCACCGACGTTCAGCATGCGGCTTATTTGTTGTCGCAAAACCCCGCCGCCTTTCAGGGCGCGCCAGCAACCACATTCCTGCCTGCGCCAAAAACTTGGATAGAAACGCAAGCTTGGAAGAAAGACCATAGCAAATTTGTACCGGAAGCACGCGGCGACCGCTTAAACGAAGATACGCGCCTTGCTTGGTTCATCTGTGAGAAAAAAGGCGGCGGCTTTGAATTTTGCTGGATCATGCAGAGCGGGGTTCAAAACTATTTTGGCACTTGGAGCGACACGTTTTTGAACATCGATTTGACATGCAAATGGTCATCCGACCCGCAATATTGGGCGCCGGAACAATTGATCCCGGTCTATCTCCTGTTCATCAACTCGCCGAAGGTGATCGGGCGTCGCCAACATATGCCGCATCGCGCGCTTGAACGGAGGCTGACGCAAAAGATGGGGCGCGGCATGTTTCCGTTGCGTGCTTGGACCGAAATCAAGCTTGAGATTGGTGCTCCTAAGGATGAGAGCGGCAAGCCGTCAACAGAGGCGCATCTAACCGGGGAACGCGCATTGCATTTTTGTCGTTCGCATCTTCGCGTCCGGCTCGGCAGACTTGAGATTGTCCGCGCGCACTGGCGCGGTGATCCAGCGCTCGGAATTAAACAGTCTCGCTACAAGCTCGTAATGCCACGGAGCTAAATGATGGCTCGCTATTCGATTATCGTGCGCGAACATGGCTCGGATCATGATGTCGAGTTGATGCAGGTCAATAACAATCCGGACGCCATCGTTGCCGGGTTGCGCGCCAAATCGTTGACATTCAAGCGCACCATCTTTGAGGCTGGCAAGCGGCACGTAAAAATTCCGAAATATAGCTACGTCCGCGTGGTCGATCGTGGTTCCGGCATTGAGTGAGGCTGTGCGATGGAAGATCGCCCTCGCTATCACAACGAACGAGACTTGGTTGCCGAGCGCGAAATAGCCGCAGAAATCGAGGCTGCTTGCGGTATACAATTGCAAACAACCATCCTTTCGGAGTGGGCCTATCGCATAGATTTTTGCCTCTCTGGCGGCTGGCGCAAGCCAGTGTTGGGCTATGCGGAAGTCAAGAACAGGCCGAACCTCGTTTATCGCAAATATAGCGGATACCAGATTGCAGCGCATAAGGTCGCGTTTGCGCAATTATTGCGAGCGAGTGGCATTGACGTGAAGTCATGGGCGTTCGTCAGGGCGCAGGATGGGGCGATCTACTGCGCCGAATTTGGTCATAAGCCGCTGCGGCAAATTCTTGGAGGCAGAACAGATCGCGGCAATGTCTATGACGTTGAGCCGATGGCCATCATCCCTTGGGAAGATTTCCAGCCGTTGGCCAAGGCAGCAGAGTTTTTCAAGCTGCAACTTGCACGCGGCGCGGAGTAGCGCCATGCAGCGCCCATGGATGCCGTTCTATGTCGGGGATTACTCGGCTGATACCGGGCACCTCTCGACGGTACAGCATGGCGCATACTTGCTTTTGATCCTGCATTATTGGGCCAAAGGCGGCCTGCCTGATGACGATCAGCAGCTAGCGAATATCACCCGGCTTTCGCTGGAAGATTGGCAGCAACACCGCTCTGTGTTGCGCGCGTTCTTTCTAGACGGCTGGCGACATCAGCGGCTCGACCTTGAACTAAAGCGCAATGTGGAAATCAGGGAAAAGCGTCGGGCGGCTGGAAGCAAGGGCGCGGTGGTCGCGAACATCAATCGGTTCCGCAAGCGCTAAAAACCACCATCAATAAAATCAGCGCGTTGCCAGCATTTGCCAGTGCAATTGCCTCTCGTTTGCTGCCGTTTTGCTGACCCGCATGCACTACCATTCACAATCACATATTCTTTTCCCTTACTTCTGTCTGTGTATGCTGCCGCGCGCGCGAGGCTTGCCAATGGGTTGACGTGGCGCTAGTCGTAGCCATTCGACAGCGAGCCCGCTGATGCCGCACCATTACGACGATGATGCAGGCCCAACAGCCGAACGGCTGGCGCATGCCCACGGCTTTTTCACCATCGCAGGCCGCGCCAAATCTTCCCGCCGCATAACCCTGCTTGACGACGCGCTAGGACGCGCGTGGATGCGTCAAAAAATTTCGGCGGCCGAATACTCGGCTCTTAGAAAATACGCGCTGCATTGGCTCGCTGGCGGCCTACAGGGCCATTTAGGTTCGGTCGATCTCAATCGCGTGCTCGCATTCGATCCGGGCTCGATGTCAGGGCTAGCCAAGACCGAAGCGCAGGCAGATCACCGCAAGCTCTATCATGCGGCGCGGGATCAACTCGGAACACGCCCGGCCATGGTTGCCGATCACGTTGCTTGTTTCGACATGCCGCTTGCAACCGTTGGGGCGTTGCTCGGCTATCGTTCATCCTACAGGGCGCGATCGAAGGCGGCCGAAATCTTGTCCGATGCCGGTTACCGGCTGGCTAAATTTTGGGATGACACCGCCAAGGCCCATTGACAGAAGGGCGTTTTGGGAACCAAATCCGCTAGTCTCCTGATTTGCGCGGGAAGCGAGTTTCCCCTTGCGGTTCTGTCAATCAGCGAGATGTAAAAAGGCCGGGCTTACACCCGGCCTTTTCTCTTGGAGATTTCCTCCCTGCAACACTCGCGCGGCGATCAGTCGCCGCGTCTTTCTCTGTCCTCCCTGTCATATTCGACTTGCTCAAAAAACCGCGCGAGAAACCAAAGCACAATAAGAGTTGCGGCAATACCGCCCCAAAAAGTGAGATGGCCAAACGAGCCATAGGCCGCAATCAGGATTGCGGCGGTGAGCAAAATCCATTTCATGCTTTTAGGTCCTCCGCCGTCGATTTGGTTTTCAGCATCAGGTTTACCAGCATCGCGATTACCCTCGGCACTGGATAGACCTCGGCAATCCACGATCTGACGGTGCGGTCGCCGACATCGATGGTTCGGGCAAAACCGATTTGCGAGAAACCAAGCTTTTGCAGTTTCGCCCATAGCTCGGCGCCGCTCATGCCCTCGGTTTGGGATTTCTTCATTAGTCCCCCTTGCTGCGCGAGATTGCGCGGTTCCAGTATAGGGCCTGATTGCCTAGGCCGCAATAGCCCAAACAAAAAGCCCGCCTCAATGGGCGGGCTTCCTGACGCGATTGAAGGCCGGTCTAGCGGTTCCAAAAAACGTGAACCTTGCCGCCTTCCTCAATCGTAAAGATTTCGCCGTTGTAGGTCATGTCGCGGGCCATGGCCTTGTAATCGATATAATTGCGAATGTTCTCCGGAACCGACGCGAGGAAACCGCATTCCTCGGTGATTTCGGCGGCATAATCTTCCAAGTCATCGAACGTGCCAGCGTATTCGTTCTCGATGGCATCGCGCGCGCATTCGAGATAGTCGCGACCATAATGGTCTATGACGCCTTCCACGACGGCCACGGAAAGCCCGCGTTCCTCGCCTTGCTCGATTAGCTCGGCTATATCGGCGACCGCTTGCAAGCCGGGATATTCGCCAAGGTTCGGAAATTCATCGTAATCATGGATGGCGTATTCTTCGGCCGATGGCACCATTTGCCCGTCGTGATCAACCGTCACGTTAGGAAATTTCGACGCGCGCAGGATGGCGTTAACCTCATCCCGCATCGCGTCCGTATCGGCCACGGCATCAATCCAAGCGCCGTGCAAAACGCCGTTGTTATAGCTAGCGAGACAAGCAACATAAATCCGCATTGTAGTTTCCCCTTGCGAAGCGAGATGCTTCTAATGGCCTAAGCCCGGTATCCTTTCGGAGCCGGGCCTAAAACCAATGTGATTGCGCTAATGTCTAAGCGCGCGGTGTGCGGCGCTGGCTTGTGCCGCCGTCACGGGCGTTTGTTGTGCGGCGAACAAGTCGCGCGTGTTGCACGAAACGCAAATGGCATCGACAAGCGAAACGGCATCATCACAATGATAAGTGAAAATGGTGCCACGGCATTTGAAACAGGGTTTGCCGTTGTCGGAATGAAACGTTGTTTGCATCTGATTTCCCCTTGTGAGGCTGGCGGAATGGCCGCCTCTAATGCCCTAAGCCCGGTACGCTTGCGCGGCCGGGCATAAGGCGCATGTGGCGCGCGCTAGAGGCGCGCAATCCACGCGATTTTGTGACGGTTATAGGTTTCGTTCCGCTTGATCTGGCGGGTCGATTGCTTGCCCGTGCCACGGCAGGAAAAGCAGGTGCCGCTATTCGTCATCTTGCCATTGACGCAAGCGCCCCAACCATAGACGCCGCTGCCTTTGCACTTGATGCATCGGCCGGGTTTGTTGTTCGGCTGGCTAAGATCGTACATTTTCGGTTCCTCTTGGCTGCGCTCGATTGCGCTAAGACGTATATAGGCCGTCACTGCCTAGGCCGTCAAGGCCTATAGAGGAATTATTTCGAGCAAAGAAAAACCCGGCATTTAGCCGGGTTTGGTTTTAGTGGAGGGTTTGGGTCGGTGGCCGCTTAAAGAATGCTTCGAGCAATTTTAACATTCGCTCTAGGTCGGCAAGCCGTTGCCGGATTTTTTCTTGTTCGGTCATCGCAAGCCTACCAGCGCCATTCGCGCGTCGCGTCGGGCTTGGATGAACATTCCGATATAACGCGACGTATCGCGGCGGCAATCCGGATTGTAGCCAATCCAGATCATTTCCGCGCGGTAATCCGCGTGTCGCGCTGTGAAGCCGTGATTTGCGTGCATCTTGGCGTGATCGCGAAAGAAACGCGTTGCGGTGGCGATCTGCTTTTCGGTCGGTGGTTTCAGCATTAGAACATTTCCCCTTGCTTGGATTGATCGGAAAATAAACCCGCGTCGCATGGCGCTTGCGGCTTGGCTGGCTTGAGTGGCGCGGCGGCCTTGATCTTGAGCAGGCCGCCGACGTTGGGCGCAGTGCCCGGCAACTCGGTTTGCTTAGAAAGGGACATTGCCGTTTGCGTCCGTGTCGAGTGTCGGCAACAGGCAGTCGAAACGGAAATCGCTCACCGCGTTGCGCGCAGCTTGGCGAAACAAAACCGTTGCCTCATACGCGGCGCGACGGAACGGCGTCATTTCTTTGATGCCGCGTGCGTCATGGAAGGCCTTGGAAGAATTGTAGACCTTTGACACTCCGCCGCCGCCGTTGCGCTGATAGCGGTCGCGCGAGAGCGCGGCCAGTTCGTGCATTTGGTTACTATCGAACATTCAAGTTTCCCCTTGCTGCGCTGGATTGCGCAATGCCGATCTAGGCAGTAACAGCCTAGGCAGTCAAGGCCTAGAAGGGGATTTAGCGAAATAAATATCGGGCAATAAAAAAGCCCGGCATCAAGCCGGGCTTTTGGTTCAAGGCGCGTAGGGTTAAGCGGCTATCGGCATTTCGCTTGCCAGCACGCGCGACCGCATATAGTCGGCGGCTTTCTGTGCGGCGCTGGCAGCGGTGAAGAACGCGCGCGGGTCATCCTTCAAGAGCGCAATCCAATTGCCGATATAGCCAGCGTGGCGCAACTCGCCATCAATGGAAAACTCGGCGCACAGGAAAGCGGCGGTTAGCTCGGCTACCAGTTCCTCGGCTGCATAGGCGCGGTCGCCGAACCGCTTGCCATATTCGCGATCAAGCCGTGACTTGCTGCCCGTCCAATGGCCTAGCTCGTGAAACGCGGTCGCGTAGTAGCTGGCGGCCGAATTGAAGCTATCGAAGGTCGGCATTTTCACGCAATCGAAGGCCGGGGAATAGAAGGCGCGATCTCCGCCCGTTTCGGAATAGTTAGCACCTGTTGCAGCGATAAATTCTTCTATCGTCGCGTCGCGTTCATCGCTGTTGCGCGGCTTGCGCGGTTCCGGATCGATGACGCGGGCGGGCAGGCCGTCGCATTGTTCGACATTGAACACGGCATAAAACTTAAGCGACGAAAAGGCGCGGCCTTCCTCTTCGCCATCCTTCGGCTTGGCCACGCCCTGCAACACCTTGCAGATCGTGGCGCAGGCCTTTTCGCCCTCGCGAACATGGCCGCCCGCGTCTTTGGCTTGCTTGAAGGTCAGGAATTGCGGAGTTGCAAACCGACCATGGCAAGCCATCCAAAGCAGGATGACGTTGGCGCCTTGATAGGCCTTGCCCGTGGTCGCGTTCATCGGAACGTTGCGGCCTGCCGTTGCCGACCACGGCTTAACCCAAGGCGCCGCGCCAGTCTCTAGCTCGGCGACGATACGTGCAGCAACTTCATTGTACAGATTGTTTGCCATTACAGTTTTCCCCTTGCGTGGCGTTAGTGACAAGCCGGATTTAGGCAGTTACGGCCTAGGCTGTCAATGCCTATGCAAGAGGATTGAGAGATTTATTTTCGCTGCATTGCACGCGTTGCCAGGTAGCGCATTCGTGCCAACAAACGAGAGGCGGATCGATGACGGGAACCATGCGACGCAGGCCGCCCGGCAAGCGGCAAGCGTTCTATCGTGACTTTGCCCACCGCGACGACAAGCAAGCACGCAAGATCAAAGCGCAGCAAAAGCGGGAAGTAGCTCGGGCAAGGCATCGGCTGGCCGCCTTACAGCGCCGCTTAGATGCACCGGAACCATAGACATGGCACCATTTCCACAAACGACAGTGCCAGCGCATTACCGCGACCCGGACTATACGACTGGAAGGCCAAGCGACTATCGGCCGGAATACTGCGAAGCGGTGCAAACCTACATGGCACAGGGATACAGCCTCACAGCGTTTGCGGGATCGATCCGGGTGGCGCGTGACACTGTTTATCAATGGATCAAAGTGCACAGCGCCTTTTCCGACGCCGTTACCCGCGCGCGTGCGGCGCGTGTCGCTGCGCTCGAAACCAAGCTGTTGCGCTCGCGCAAGGGCGCCGAAACCACGGCGGCAATCTTTGCCTTGCGCAATGCCGACCCGACCGAATGGCGCGATGTCAAACATACCGAACATCGCCATACACTAGACGCCGCAACGCTCACCGACGCGCAGCTATACGCCATTGCTAGCGGTAGTCATCCCGGTGACGCGTCGGTGATTGATGCAGACTTCGAACGCGTGCGCTGATTGTGTGCTTTCTAGATATTTTCCATTTATCGAATGAAATCAATCACTTCCCAAACGTGCATTTCCCACGGGTTGCGAGCCCGATCCGGGCGGGGAAGGGGAAAATTTCGCGGCGGAAGCATGCTTATATTGACATCACCCCCCACGTGTCCGCCATTCCGGAAAACTTCGCCCTTCGCACTGAAGAAAGGAAAATAACATGGCGACGTTCACACTGACGG